AGTCGGGTGGTTTCCGAACGCGTACCAATGGCATTCCTTCATAACTTTCTTCACAAACTGAGTACCAAATTGGCCCATAACAAAGTTATGTGCCATGGAACACGTTGTGATGTTACGTGGGTGCACAATTTTCGGGTAGGCTTCCGCCTTTTGGAATGAGCGAATTACGTTCTTCCCGAACATAAAATCTTTTGCTCTCTGCAAAAGTGCTCGTTGCGTGGGTCGATCAAATTGTTCCTCCATCTCATCATAGTCTTTGGGTACTAAAGTGCCTGCCAATCGGTCGGGCACAAGTCGCACCAAGAACTCTTCAAGATATTGTTGGACAATAGGAGGTAAGGTCGGCTCACGATTCCTAGGCTCGAGTATTCTACCTTCAATGCACGCGGTGTCATTGTTATATGACTTGGCCGGCGAGAACGTGGCTAAACAATAGCCCGGCCAAATTGCGCGCATGGACGCTTTTCCGTCTTCGGTGACAAGTGGACTGACTGCTTGGTAAGTATGCCTGTCTACCTGTTTAACACAAGTGCTGACGTGCGATGTTCGTGCGTCAAATACTTCTGGCGCTGTCTTGAAGATGTCAATAAACAACGCTGCTCCAAAAACGGGATGGTACACCGTACGAATTAAAGATGCGCTCAATATCTGATATGTGTGGTGTCTTGGCCTCGCGTGCTCTGATCACACTTGCTGCCAAAACGTTAGATCTGATATTGATTGCATCACACGTACCGGCCTTCGCGAATGAATGCATTGCGACGGACGACCCGTCCTTTTCGTGCGCTAAGTATTGAGTGCAAGCAATTCCTGATGTTACTAACTGCCTGCGGCGGAGTGTGCGTCCCTCAACTAACCAAGACGCAGGGCCATAGACCTTGCGGATTGGATTGAGGAAGATAACTCTACGGTCAGCAGTCACTTCGAGTTGCTCAACTAAATACACAACGCTACAAAGCCAATTCGATACGACAAGATGGTCAGAGTCGTAGTCCCATAGAGGATGCTCGTAACAAGCTCCCCCATCGACTTGCATCACAACATTATTCTTAGCATTTATACGGTAAACACCATTCTCAGTCTTTCCGGCAGCAGACGTAGGTACAAAAGAGTAAGCTAAAATAGGCAGAGCGTTCATCATTAGACGCGGCATATCAACATAATAGTCGACGTCGGTCAAGGTGATGACGTGCCCTTCCTTAGGCTCACTGTCGCTCATCGTCATTTGTAGGTCCT